CTCCGGAATCTCTCTCCCCGCGACGCGACGGAGTCCTGGACGCCGGTCGACGCGAGCGCCGTAACGCGCGGACGTGGCCGGCGTTAGCGAACCGGCGCGCACGCCGCGCCGCCGGCTCGTTCCGCCGCGGATCGCGCCGCCGATCCCGGTCCTGTCGCTTACGCGCGACTACGAGCGCGCGGCGCGGGATCTCGGGATCTCCCTGATGCCCTGGCAACGCTTCGCGGGTCGGTTCCTAAACGCGGTCGACGACGAAGGGAACTGGCGCTACCGGGAAGTCGCGATCGTGGCGGCGAGACAGAACGGGAAGACGACCTTCGTCCTTCCCTACGTTCGGCATCGTCTCCGACTCGGTCGTCGCATGCTGCATACCGCGCAGAATCGCGAGATCCCGCGGAATACGTTCCTGGAAGTCGCCGCGTCGTTCGCCGACGACCCGGACGTAACGGAGATCCGACACGCGAACGGACAGGAAACGATCCGCATGCGGAACGGCGGACGCTACACGCTCGTCGCGCCGCGTCCCGGCGTCCGCGGACACGCGATCGACGACGTCCTACTCGACGAAGTCCGCGAACAGCGGACGTTCGAGTTAGTCCAGGCGATCCGACCGACGATTACCGCGTCGGCGAATCCGCAAGTCGTCTACCTGTCGAACGCCGGCGACGACGCGAGCGTCGTCCTTAACGACCTGGTCCGTCGCGCCGCCGCCGGCGATCCGGAACTTGCCTACCTGGAATGGTCCGCCGACCCGGACCGCGCGCTCGACGACGAGATCGGATGGCGACAGGCGAACCCGGCGCTCGGAATTACGATCCGTCTCGAGACGCTTCGGTCCCTGTACCGGACGTCGACCGCGTCCGCGTTCGAGACGGAACACTTATGCCGTTGGGTCCGGACGATGCGACCGCGGCTCGTCTCGGAAGTCGCATGGCAACGCGCGCGAGACGACGACCTGGTACTCGGACGGCGTCCGGTTATGGGGATCGCGGTCGCGCCGAATCGCGTCTCGGTCGCGCTCGCGACGCAAACGCCGCAAGGGATCGTCGTCGTCGACCTGGTCGAAGATCTCGTCGGCGACGTCGACCTGGACCGGCTCGGTCCGGCGCTCAACGAGCGCGCGATCCGGTCCGGCGTGACGCGAACCGGCTTCGCGTCCTGGACCGATGCGCCGCTCGCGCGTCATATCCGATCCGCGAAGGCGCTCGACGGACGGGAGTTCGCCGCGGCGAGCGTGAACTTCGCGCGACTCGTAGAAAGCGGCTTCCTTCGTTGGCGCGGGTCGGATACGATCTCGAACGATCTACTCTGGTTAGCACGGAAGCCGCACGAATCCGGCGCATGGACGGCGGTCGTCGTCGACGAAGAACACTCGGCGACCGCGGCGCTCGCCGCGATCCGCGCGTCCTGGTTAGCAAGCGGTCCACAACTCGGAGCGCCGAAGATCCGCTAAATGACACTCCTAGACCGAATCGCCGAACTGTTCGTCCCGCCGGCGCAACCAGCGGTCGAAGTGCGGTCGTCTCCCTGGCAGGACGTCCCGTCGTTCGAGGAACAGTTAGCCGCGATCCGGAATCGGCGCGCCGTCTGGCCGACGCCGTCGATCGCCGAAGCGCTGTCGGTCCCGGCGATCTTCCGCGCCGTAACGCTAATCTCGAACACGGTCGGATCGCTCGCGCTCGAAGCCTATCGAGACGGCGTCCGTATGGATCAGGTCGACGCGCCGCGGATCGTCGTCCGTCCGAATCCGCGGACGACGCCGCGCGAGTTCTACCGCGACGTCGCGTACTGTCTCGCGACACGCGGCGAATCCTGGTTATGGATCGCGAAGCGTGCGGCGGACGGAACGCCGCTGTCTCTATACCCGATCCCGCCGCAACAGGTCGTCGTGACGGCGAACGACCGCGACGTCCTGAATCCGGAGATCCGTTGGAACGACCGTCTAATGCGGAACTCCGAAGTCGTCCAACTCGTCCTCACGCGCGAACCAGGCGATCTCCGCGGCGCGGGGCCGCTCCAGCGTTGTGGCGCGGCGGTATCCGTCGCCGTCGAAGCGAACCAGTACGCCGCGAACTACTACAGCGCCGGCGGCGTCCCGTCCGTCCTGGTTAAGTCGGCGGTCACGCTCGACGACGACGAGACGGCGGCGCTTAAAGCGCAATGGATCGAGTCCGCGCCGAATATCCCGCGCGTAATCGACCCGACGATCGACTCCGTCGAAGTTATGGGTAGCGATCCGGAGAAAGCCGGGATCTCGGAACAGCGGACAATGAATACCGGCGACGTCGCGCGCGAATTCGGGATACCCGGCGCGCTACTCGAGTACCAGTCCGCCGGCTCGTCGCTCACCTACCAGAACGTGTCCGAAGTGTACGTCCAGTTCGTCCGTACCTGTCTCGCGCCGAACTATCTCGAGCCGATCGAACAGGCTATGAACGACTTACTTACCAGGTCGACCGTTACGCGCTTTAACGTCGACGGACTCCTACGCGCGGACATAAAGACGCGGTACGACGTGCATGGCGTCGCGATCGACAAAGGGATCTACGACGCGGTATACGCGCAAGCGATCGAAGGGATCGCGCCGGGATCGGTCGAAACGGCTCCGATCCCGCCGGCGCAACCAGCGGCGGACATTACGTCGCTTGCCGGCTTCCGCTCCGCATGGACCGGCTCGCTCGAAGATCTCCGCTGTAGCCGTTGCGGACGGCTCGCCGGACGCGTGTCCGGACCAGCGGAGATTCGTTGTAACCGATGCGGCGCTACCGTCGTCCGCGCGGCGTAGGAAGGGAGTAAGGCAACGTGTCTCATTGGTACACGCCGGCGAAGGAACGGCTCGCGAAAGGCGATCTCGATTGGGACGAAGCCGGCCACGATATCCGGGTAATCCTGGTTATGACGAATACGACCGCGGATACCGACCAGGACGCCGGAACGATCTCGGCGATCGGAACGCTCGACGAGTACGACGGATCCGGCTACACGCGTCCGGCGCTTACGCAGTCGGTCGTCCGTGACGATGCGAACAATCGCGCCGAACTGGACGCGAACGACTTTACGTTCGGGTCGACGGTCGCGGCGGGAACGCGACAAGCCGCCGGAATGGTCGTCTATCGCCATGTCGACGGGACCGCGGCCAACGACCTTCCGATCGCCTATATCGACTCGGGCGGCTTCCCGTTCTCCGGGAACGGCGGCGCGATTAACGTCACGGTAAACGCCGAAGGACTCCTACAAGTTACCTAGCCGCCGGCTCGGTCCGGCTCCGCTATGGCGATCTCGCTAAAGACCGCTGGAACATGGGCGCGCGTCGTCGCCGACCCGTCGTCCGTGACGATCCCCGGTACGCCGGCGTCCGGCGACCGAATGTTCCTGTTCGTGTCCTGGAAGGATTACGCCGTCACGCTTGCGGATCCGTCCGGCTGGACGCAAATCGACGACTTCGCGGACGGGACGACTAGCGCCGGTAACGGGACCGGGTCGGTCCATAACCGGGTCTACTACCGCGACTGGCAATCCGGCGACGGCGCTCCGTCCCTGAACTGGTCCGCGTCGCCGACCGAAGCGCACGCCGTAATCCAGTTATGGACGAAGGGCGGCGGCGACATATGGTCGACGCCGGCGGCGGTCCATTGCGCCATCCCGGTCGAAGATCCCTGGTCCGAACCGGCGTCGTCGACGATCGACGTCCCGTCCGGAAGCGTCGTTATGTCGCTCGTCGGCCTACGCGACGACTCGTCGACGATCGCGCGCGGCGCGGACGATATCGACGACAACGGATCGCCGACCGTTACCTGGAACGGGAACTACGTCGAATCGCCGGCGACGCACTTTAGTTCGACGACCGGACTCGACATGTCCGGCGATCTCGGCCATCGGTTCGTGACGACTGGCGCGTCGGGCGTCACGCTCGTTACCGCCGGCGATCCGGCGGCGTCGGAGTCCGGCGCGTGCATATTCGTCGTCCAGGGACTAGCGACGACGACGACCCTAACTCCCGATCCGGTCGCCGCTCCGTCCGCGGTCCCGACGCCAACGCTCGCGCTGTCGCTCGCGCTGTCGCCGGATCCCGCGACCGCGCCGACGGCGGTCCCGACGCCAACGATCGCGCTATCCCTAGCCCTAACTCCCGACCCGGTCGCGTCTCCGACGGCGGTCCCGCCGCCGACCGTCGTCGTCGACACGGTCGTCGCGCCCGATCCGGTCGCGGCTTCGTCCGCCGTTCCGACGCCGACGATCTCGTTAGCGCTCGAGATATCGCCGGATCCGATGGCCGCGGCGTCGGCGATCCCGACGCCGACGATCGAGACGCCGCTATCCCTGTCTCCGGACGCTGTAGCGACCGCTACCGCGGTCCCGACGCCGTCCCTGGATCTATCCCTATCCATAGCGCCGGACGCCGCTCCGACCGCTACCGCGGTCCCGACGCCGACGATCGCGCTGTCGCTCGAACTGTCGCCGTCTCCGGTCCCGGCGGTACTCGCGATCCCGACGCCGACGATCGACGCCGGCGGCTCGCCGACGACGACACTCGAGCCGGACGCGGTCGCCGCGCCGACCGCGGTCCCGACGCCAACGGTCGACCTGGTACTCGCGCTGTCGCCGTCTCCGGTCGCCGCAGTCCTGGACGTCCCGACGCCGTCGATAACCGTCGACGTCGTCCTGTCTCCGACTCCGGTCGCGGCGACGCTGGTCGTCGTCGGCGTGTCGCTCGGCGGCGGCGTTCCCGACGAAGTCGAAGCGACGATCGTCCGCCGGACGACGACAGCGTCCGCTGGACGGCGACGACTGTCGGGTACGATCGACCGGCGTCGGCTATTACTAGGAAGGGCGGTACGCCGGATATGACCGATATCGAAGTAATCCGCGGCGACGACGAGATCTACGACCTTGCGTTTACCGACGCGGACGGCGATCCCGTCGACCTAACGGGCGCGGGAATCGTCTTTACAGCGAAGCGCCGGATCCAGGACGAAGACGCCGACGCCGTATTGCAGTACGACGAGACGAACGGGATAACCGTTACCGATGCGCTCGGCGGGATCGCCGAACTCGAGATCGCCGGCGACGACACGTCCGTACTCGAGGATAAGAAAGTCGTACTCCGCTACGACCTGGAAGTAACGCTCGCCGCCGGGACGGTTCGGACGCCGCTGCTCGGGAAGATGATTGTCCGTCCAGACGTGACGAATGGCGGTCCATAGGTGTAGAGTCGCGGCGATCGCGCGGAGCGCCTAGAGCGCCGGTCGCATCGGACGGCTTCGTCGGAGCGTCTAGAACGCCGGTACGGAGACGAGTTCGAGGTACAGCAATTGGACGCGATCATTCCTACGGAGATCCAGGTACGCGACGCCGCGAAGCGAGAAATCGACATGCGGCTTGTTCCCTGGAACGTCTCGATCGACACGATTACCGGACCGGAGATCTTCGAGCGCGGCGCGTTCGAGGGTACCGACCCGGCGAAAGTCCGGCTTATGGGTCCGGAACACGAAGCGCTAATCGGCGTCGGACAGGACGGAAAACCGGCCATGAAACGCCGACCGACAGGTCGCGCGATCGCGCTCGACGATCGGGAAGACGGACAGTACGCGACGTTCCGGGTCGCGCGGACGGTCGCCGGCGACGAGCAACTAGCGCTCGCCGTCGACGGAATCGTCGACGGCGTCTCGATCGAGTTTAAGCCGCGTCCGCCGGGACCGCGGACCGAACTCCGACAAGGTCGACGAACGCGGGTCTACGGACGCGCGACGGCGACGCTAACAGGGACGTCGACGACCTATACGCCGGCGTTCGAGGATGCGGCGGTCGTAGCAGTACGGACCGCCGACGTAGGAGAAACCGAAGATATGGGCGTCGTGAAATCGAAGACCGACGACGAATCGGTCGAAGTACCGACCATTATCCAGTCGACCGAATCGGTCGATCTCGAGCCGGTCCAGGTACGCGGATCGCTCGGCGACGCGCTGTCGCGTCTCGAGTCGACCGTCCAGGACGGATTCGCCGGCTTCGCAAAGACATTCGGCGAGCGGATCGGGTCGCTCGAGGAACAGACGCGATCCGCGTTCGTCGTTCCCGGCGCGCCGATTACGCCGGATATGCACAAAGGCGAATGGATGAATCTCGCGATTCGTGCGCTCGCCGGCGAACGGATCTCCGACACGGAGTTCCGCGTCGTGGCCGATCTCGTTACCGACGACAACGTCGGCGTCGTTCCGCCGACCTACATGTCGGAACTCATCGGCGTTATCGACAACCAGCGTCCGTTCATGGAGTCGACGCGTCGGCTTCCGACGCCGGAAACCGGTATGAACATGATCGTTCCGAAGATCGTTACGCGACCTTCGACCGGCGTCCAGGCGGACGAAAAGGACGAACTCGCGTCTTCGCCGACGTCGATCCAGACGGAGACGTTCGGCGCGGAGACGATCGGCGGCGTCGGCGACCTGTCGATCCAGTTACTTCGACGCTCGTCGCCGTCGTATCTCGACCTGTTCCTGGAACTACTCGGCGAACAGTACGCAATGGACGCCGAAGACCGCGCGCTCCGACACTTGTTCGACGAGATCGGCGGCGGCGTCGGCGGGGCGGAAGCAATGGATCCCGCCGACCTGGAACTCGGCGGCGCGTTCCAGACGTCGTTCGGCGCGATCCGCCGACCGCCGGACACAATCTGGCTGTCGACCGAAGCCGTCGCGGAGTTTATCGACGCGAAGGCGACCGGGACGAACGCTCCGCTCTATCCCGGAGTCCAGGCTTCCGCGACAGCGGCAGGCGGGATCTCGGGAACGATCTCCGGACTTCGCGCCGTGCATGTTCCGGGACTGGACTCGCATGGCGCGTTCGCCGTCGTCGGTCCGTCGCGCGGCTTCGCATGGGCGGAAGACGGGACGTTTACCCTGCAAGTCGACGTCCCGTCGAAGGCGGGACGCGACGTGGCGCTGGTCGGGATTATCTGGTTCGCTCCCTGGTACCCGGCGGCGTTTACCGCCTACAACGTCGCGTCCTAGTCGACGCGACCGCATAGGACGGAGTCTCCGACCCGATGGCCGACTGGCCGACGACCGACGAACTCAAGCAACGGCTAGACGTTACGTCGGACGAATGGAACGACCATATGGACCGGCTTATCGAAGCCGGGATCCTATGGACGAAGAATCGGGTCGGAGACTGGTCCGAAGACGACGACGAACCGGACGACACGCTCGCGCAAGTCGCGCTCGAACGAGCGGTCGAGTACGCAACGAACGGTCCCGGTTCGCCGCCGTACAAGTCGGAAACGATGATGTTCGGTCATAGACGGAGATTCGCGGTAGCCTAATGCGAGACGTACGAAGCGAGATCCAGGCGCGCGAAGCGCGGACACGCGGCGAGCCGCCGGCGAAGGAAGCGAAGCCGAAGGCGAGCAAGGAAGCGAAGCCGGAAGCCGACGCGCCGGACAAGGAAGCCGGCGACGATGGCTCGAGCGACACTTAAGGGAGCGCCGGAACTTCGCCGCCGGCTAAAGGCGATCCGGACCGTCTTTAAGCCGGTCGGACTGGAATGGACGGAGCGGACCGTCCGGATCGCGCGCGGGAAGGTACCCGTAAAGACGGGACGTCTCCGCGGCTCGATCCGGCGGCGCAACGCGTCGCAACGCAAGGCGAGCGTCGTCGGACACTACTCCGCGTCGTTCGTCGACAAGGGAACGCAAGCGCACGACGTGTTCGCGAAGAAAGCCGAAACGCTGTCCTGGTCCGCCGGCGGGACGACGTTCTTCCGGAAGCGCGTCCATAAGGAACGGACTCGAGCGCGACCGTTTAAGCGCGAGTCCGGACAGCAAGCGCTACGCGAGACGGACATACTCGCCGACCTAATCAAACTATGGAACGAAGCGGCGTAACGTGGCGCGGTCGTCGTTCCAGGTCGCTATGCGAGCCGCCGCCGTCGCGCTACTCGAGGGATACGCGGCGTCCATATCTCCCGCGATCTCCCTACAGGTATACCGCGGACGTCCGCGGACGCTCCGTCCGCCGACGGGCTTCGTGGAAGGGATTCTCGAACCGGAGATCCGGTATACCGCCGGCCTACGACAGCGGACGCCACAAGCCGAAATCATCCTGGTACACGGTCCGTTCGACAGCGGCGAGATCGTCGACCAGAAAGACGCGTTCGTCGACGGCTTCCTGGACTTCGTTACGGACAACAAGGACGCCGCCGGACCAGGGACGTTGATCTACGTTATCTCGACGCTCGATATCCCGGACTGGATCCCGACGTGGGTACCGGAGCGCGAGCAATATGCGTACTACGCGACTCGGGTCGTACTCGAAGGGAGTAGCCTAGACGCGAACTAAATATCGACCTGGTCCCGCGCGGGACGGTACGCGCAACTCATAGAACGAAAGGGTCGAATCGTGCCTATTGCCGGCTTCGTGAAACTGCGCCGACATCAGTTCGGACGACAGGTAGCGTTCGGAAACGCTGTTCCCGCGACGCGCGCGTACCCGTTTAGCGGGACGCCGGATCCAAACCTTAACTGGACCGATCCCGAAGGCGACTTCGGGTCGTTCGACCCGGTCGCGCCGCCGGCGCGCCGCGGAGACGAGCCGGTCGCGAATCTAACTGCGCCATTCGTTTACTACGACGACCTTCCGCTCATGCTCGCCGCCATGCTCGGCGGCGAAGTCGCTCCGACCGGCGGCGGAACGGCGAAAACATGGAACTTCGCGCCGACGTCCCTTACGCCGGACGATATCGACGTGTTCTCCTACGAGTTCGGAGACGACGTCCTGGACGACTGGTTCCAGTTCCGGGACGGGATCATTACCGAACTCGAGATCTCCGGAGAAGATCAGGGACCGCTAACGGCGACGATGAACTGGTCGTTCGCGCATGTCGCGAATACCGGCGCGACCGACGCTCCGGTCGAAGGATCGGTCCCGGCGTCGCTCGTCGTCGACGCGCACGGGATCCCGGTCTACCTAAAGGATATGTCGCTATTCATCGACTCCCTGCCGGCGAATATCGGCGACACGCAAATTCTCGACGCGCTGCACTCGTTCCGGCTCCGGATCTCGACGGAGACGGACCGGAAGCGCTTCGCGAACGGGACGCAAGAATTCGGACTGTCCGGCTACGGTCGCGGCGAACGAGCGATCGAACTCGAAATGACACTCGCGAAGACCGACGACACGGTCGGACTCGGGTCGGAGTCCGATGCATGGATCTCCGACGATCCAGTCGACCGCTACGTCCGGCTCGCGTTCGAGTCGACCGCGTTCGCGCAAACGGCGGGATCGCCGGATATCCCGTACTCATGGCTTACCGACCTTCCGCTCCGCTACTACACGCGCGCCGAAGGCGACGTCGGACAGAACTCGGCGATCGTCCTTACTGGACACGCGTTCTACGACGAGACGCTCGCATCGGCGTTCGAGTCGACCGTCGTTAACACGCTTACCGCCGCGGAGTTCGAGTCCTAATGTCCGTCGCGGTCCCGGTCGCGTGCCCATGTCCAGGGACGCCGCACGAAGACGGCGACACGGTCGATCTTCGGGATCGTCTCGGACTCGCCGCCGGGACCGCGGTCCAGCACCTAGTAATCGAAGCGAACAAGGGACGTCCGGCGGACGCGCTCGCGGATACGGCGGCGATTACCGGACTCCTATCGGAAGCGTACTTATTGCACGGCGTAGAGTCCTGGTCGTTCCTGGACGCGGACGGAAAGCCGCTACCAGTCAACGCCGACACGATCCGAAGCGTCTTACTGTCGGACTTCGCGCTCGCGTACCCGGTCGCGGAAGCCGCGGACGATCTCTATATGGCCGCGGTCATTCTCCCTTTAGTGCCGAAGGCGAAAACCTTATCGCCGCCTACGCCGACCAGAAAATCGACGTCTCGTCCCCGGTCCATTACGCAAGCGCGCCGGAAGCAGTCGAAGCGATACTCGACTTCCACTATCCAGACGGACGACACCGGGACGATATCCGCATAGCGCGTTGGCGCTTACAGGTAATCGCCGAACTGGAAGTCGGGACCGCGGTCCGCGCGCGGTATAACCGGGAAGAACAACAAGTAAGCCGGCTACGACAGTCGACCAGGTCGTCGGCGGCGAGTAGGAAGCGGAGCATGAAGTAAATGGCGTTAGCGGATACCGCGGCGCTTATCGCGTCGCTAACGCTCGAAGACAAGTTCTCGCGTCCCGCGAAGAATATCGAAGGGTCGCTCGGACGGCTCGAATCCGGTATGTCGCGGATCGGGTCGCAAGCGACGCGCGGAGTAAGTACCGCGATCGGGAACATAGCGCGTATCGGCGTCGTCGCCGGCGGCGCGCTCGCCGCCGGGATCGGCGTGTCGATTAAGCAAGCGAGCGACCTAAACGAAGAAATCGACAAGTCGAAAGTCGTCTTCGGCGCGGCGTCCGACGAAGTTCTCGCGTTCTCGCGCAACGCGGCGACGATCGGTCTAGCGACGTCCGAAGCGCTCGGCGCGGCGGGTGCGTTCGGGAACATGTTTAACACGGTCGGACTGGCGCAGGACAAATCCGCGGACATGTCGACGACAATGGTCCAACTCGCCGCGGATATGGCGTCGTTTAACAACGAAGACCCGTCCGAAATGCTGCTCCGTCTCCGCTCCGGACTGGCCGGCGAAGCCGAACCGCTCCGTCGATTCGGCGTCCTGTTGTCCGAAGCGCGCGTAAAGGAATTCGCCTATCGGAACGGGATCGCCGCGACCGGCGAAGCGCTAACCGAAGCGCAGAAAGTCCAGGCGCGGTATGGACTGATTCTCGAAGACACGGCGATCCAGCAAGGAAACTTCGCGAAGACGTCGAAGGGAGTCGCGAACCAGACGCGACAACTCCGCGCGAACCTAAAGAACGTCGCGGCGGCGATCGGGACCGCGTTCCTTCCGACCCTGTCCAGGCTCGGGATTCGGCTAAACGAACTGTTTATCCAGAAACAGCCGCAGATAATCGCGTTCGGCGAACGGCTCGGTACGGCGCTAGATCGGATCTTTACCGACGAACGGATCTCCGCGGGTATGGGTCGGCTCGGCGACTTTATCGACCGTCTCGCCGAAGGCGACGTCGGGAACGTCGTTGGACAGGTCGAAGACGTTGTCCGGACAATCGCCGGTCTTCCCTGGCAAGCGATCGGAGACGCGGCGCGGCTTCTCGGGACCGGATCGAAAGCGCT